CAACCAGCGCAGATTCCGGTCAAACCAGCGTTCGACGAATAGCCTAGAATGAGAAGGCAAACCAAAGGCGCGCCCGCACGGTTGTAGCCGCCGGGCGCATGACACCAGGAGGCTGATCCTGATGCAAGCAGACCGTAGCAACACGCCAACTACACCGTGCTTTGAGGCGACGGGCAAGCCCAACGGAGCTGGGTACGTGACTCGATGCGTTGGCGGTGTCTACTGGCTCGCACATCGGCTCGCTTGGACTGCGGCATACGGCCGGATTGCCAAGGACGCGATTGTGCTCCATCGCTGCGATAACCCGCGCTGCGTGAGGTTGGATCACCTAACGCTAGGCACGCAGGCGGATAACATCGCCGAAATGTGCGACCGTGGACGGCACTACACCGAAAGGGACGACTACGTGCCGCAGACCCACTGCAAGCGCGGTCACGAGTTTACGCCGGAGAATACGCGCATGTACAAGGGCAAACGCTTTTGCCGCACTTGCGGTCGCGATCAACAGCGCGAGCGACGCGTACGGCGCTACAACGAGGATGAGCGAGTCCGTTGAGTTCGACGAATAGCCAAGCGCCGCAAGCGAACAGGCAGCCCACAGCGACACTCAGGAGACTCCATGCGCAGACGTCTTGCTCGTGAGATCGCGTTCCTGCTGATCCGCGCGGCAGCCAAGATCGACCTTGGCCACACGCTGCAGGTCGCCAAGACGCTCACTCGTGTGGCTCAAGCCAACGACGCCACCGTGCAGGTCAACGTCGCACGGCCGCTAGCACAGCGCCTCAACGACTGGTCAGAGCCGGTCCAGATCGCCTTCGCTGACACCCCGAACGGATGGCAGATGTATGTGCGCCCGTGCGAGCAGCAGGTCGCTATCGCTGAGACGATACGAGCACGGGCAGCACGGCAGTGAGGCCGCTGACGCTCATGTCCGACGCGGCGCTGGTAGACGAGCTACACGCCTACGGCATCGACGCCAGGCTGCCTGTCAACAGCCATCTGCCCAGAGACGAGCGGATCCGCCTGGCAGCAGGGCAGCCGCTCAGCGAGCGTGGTCTATCAGCCGAAGCAGAGGACAGGCTGGCACTCCGTACCCGTTTGCGAGCAGCACGAGGCGCCACGGCATCAACGCTCGTCGTGGCAGCGGAGCACGCCAGGCAGATAGCAGCGCGGGTGTAGCTCGGCATGGTCGCTGTGGCCATATGGGGGGGCCGTCGTGTTCGGCGGGTCGGCGTCAGTGACCGTCGCAGTGAACAAATCTTTTACCCGACGCGCTTAAGCGGAATCACGGGAGTGGTGGTCGATGGCGCCGAAGGCGGAAACACCTGACGCGCGGCGCGAGCGCATCGCCGCGCTTATGGCGAAGGGCCTGAATCAGGCGCAGGTCGCCAAGAAGCTGGGCGTGAGCCCGCAGACGATCTCGCGCACCCTGCGCGACCACCGCGCGGAGCCGGGGCAGCGGCCAACCCAGGACGCGGTCGACGTGTTCGTGGCGTCGCTCGGGGATGCGCTTGCGCCGGATGTCGCCGCGCGGGTCGCGGGCCTGCGCAACCTTGCCAAGCAGCTCGACTGGTGTGCGGGTGCCGGCACCGGGACGGCGGCGATGGCGACCGCCTCGCTGAACAAAGAGTACGAGGCGATGCTTGAGAAGCTGAAGCAGACGGCGTCATTCGACGCGTTGACGGAGGCGCTCCTTGCCGCCGGCGACGACTGAGTGCGCGCCGCGTTACGCGACCGAGAGGACGGGACGCCAGTCGCTCGGACGGGCGGCGGCGCGAGTCGCCAAGGTGCTTGGGCAGCGGCTGATGCCCTGGCAGCGCCAGGTTGTGGACACTGCGCTCGAGGTCGACCCAGACGGACGGCTCATCTACCGCGACGTGGTGCTGACGGTCCCGCGCCAGCAGGGGAAGAGCTACCTGGTGCTGGTGCTGCTGCTCACGCGGGCGCTGGTGGCGACGCGGCAGAATGCGATCTACACGGCGCAGACCGGGCTCGACGCTCGCAAGAAGCTGGTCGAAGACTGGCTGCCGACCGTGCAGGCCAGCTCGATCGGGCCACTCGTGGCGTCATATTTGGCGCCGGGCCGTGAGTCGATGCGCACCGCGAACGGCTCGGTCATACAGCTCGTGGCATCGACCGCGAAGGCCGGCCACGGGATGACCGTGGACCTCGGCGTGATGGACGAGGCGTTCGCCTACACCGACGCGCGGACTGAGCAGGCGCTACGCCCGGCGATGATGACCCGTCCCGATCCGCAGTTGTGGGTCGTCTCGACGGCCGGCACGCCGGACGCGAGCCCATATCTGTGGGAGCGGGTGCAGGCCGGGCGCCTAGCGGTCGAGGCGGGGCTGACCGAGAGCCTGTGTTATTTCGAGTGGTCGGCCGATGACGATGCGGATCCGGCGGACCCGCAGACGTGGCGCTCGTGCATGCCAGCGCTCGGCCACACGGTCGATGAGGATACGGTTGCCGCCGCGCAGCGATCGATGCCGCGCGGCGAGTTCGCCCGCGCCTTCCTGAACCGTTGGGTCGCGCAGATGGGCGAGCCGATGGTGAGCCTGGAGCACTGGCAGACCCTCGCCGAGCCGAAGGCCAAGCGACCCGAATGGGTGGTCCTCGGCGTGGACGTGGCACCGCAGAATCAGTCGGCGGCGATCGTGGCCGTCGGCGAGGACGGTGACCTTCTACGCTCGGCGGTGCTCGAGCATGGCCCTGGCAGCGATTGGGTGATCACAGCGCTCGAACGCCAGCGCGCCAGGCTCGGCGAGTTGCGGCTGATGGCGGACAAGAAGGCGTGCGCGGCGCTGATGCCCGAGCTTGAGCGCGTGAGCGACTTCAAGGTCTCCGAACTCGACGCTGGGGATGTCCCGGTTGCCTGCGAGTTCTGGCTGAAACTCGTGCAGGAGTCCCGGCTGCGTCACCGCGGCGAGCGGGAGCTGACGATCGCGCTCGACGGAGCGGGGCAACGGAAACTCGGCGATGGATGGGCATGGAGTCGGCGCAACAGCGGGGCTGACATCACACCGCTGGTGGCGCTGACGAACGCTGCCTCGTTCTGGCACGGGGCGTGGGGCGAGTTGTGAGCGTCTACGACCACCAGTGGCGCCGGGTGCGAGCACGGGTGCTGCGCGATGCGCAGGCGTGTTGGCTGTGCGGCGGCGCGCTGGACTTCGATGCCCCCGCGCGATCACCCTCAAGTCCGTCGGTCGACCACATCTTCCCGGTCAAGCACATGCGCAGCCTTGACCCGCACTCTCGGCGGCAGTTGCTGCTCGACCCCGCCAACCTGCGCCCCGTCCACTACGGCTGCAACGGGCGCCGCGGCGCGGGACGATCACGGGCGGCTCATGTATCGAGGGACTGGTGATGGACCTTTCAAACGGCTTTGACCTCCCCAACCCCCACGGCCTGCGGGCGGCGGACTTCGAGTACGACATGGACTCCTACGGTGTCGCACTCGCGTTCCTCTCGGACCTAGCGGGCGGCTCGTCTGAGGCCGAGGCGCTGAAGGCCAACGGCGGCAGCCCGGCAGCGAAACGCTCCTGGGAAACCTCCCGCGCGTTCCGCCGTGTGCTGGCGAAGTGTCGGCGCGCCAGCGAGGCCGAAAGGGAGTATCTGGCGCGCGAGCCCGAGCCGGAGCCGCCCGAGCCGATCGGCACCCAGTTCATCGCGCTTGAGGACATGCCGCGCGGGTTCAGACGGTAGCTCGGGCCAGCTCGCGCGCGTGCAATGCCGAGAGGTCGGCGCAGAGGACATCGATGACCATCCCCGTGGCCGCACGGCCGAGTAGTTGCAGCGAGACTTCCATCTGTCCTGCGATCGTGCGCGTCGGGTCGCCCACATAGCTGTATGCCTGCGCACGCCCGTAGTAGTAGGGCTCGGCCTGCCAGTCGTGCAATGGGTTGCCGTAGTCGTCCAGCACCAGCACGCCGTTCTTGTCGTACAACAGCGGCTGCTCTTGGACAATGAGAAACCGCACGCCGTCCGACTTGATCTTCCCCTCCGCGTGCGCCTTCTTCAGCGCCGCGTCGAACCAGAGGTAGCGCTTCTGGACGTCGGCGAGCTTCCGGGCGCGTTCGGAGTAGGCCGGGTCTGTCCAGACCGCAGCCTCGTCGTGCACCTCGACGGTCGCCTCCACGCCCCGAGTCTCGTCAGTCATCGGTCATGCCGATGCCCTTCAAGTCGGCCATGCGGATCACGCGGTCGGAGTAGTCCGCGTTCCACGCATCATCGGTGGCGACGAACGCGGGGCTCGCGATCCGGTCAGCGAGGTCGCCATCGGCGTCGATCGTCAGCCGGACTCCATCGACAGTGCGCTCGGCAGCCGTGACGGTGCCAACCGACGCCCCCTCGAAGTTGATCATCACCGGCAAGCCCACGGCCTGGTCGGCGAAGCGGTCGAGGCACTCGGGCGAGAAGACGTAGTGGTAGGCACAGTCCGGGTGCGACTCGGAGGCCAACGCCATCACGACCGTGCCCATCGCCAAAGCATAGACGGGGAGGCACGGGCATGCTCAAGAAGGAACGGCCCCTACGATGAGCGCGTGAGACTCGGCGACCTGCTGGAGATCATCGGCGCCGCCGGCCTCGCGGTCGCCGCCTACCTCGTGTGGGGCATCCCCGCCGGGCTCGGCGTGGTCGGGATCGCACTCGTCTACGAGGGCCAGTGCTTCGGGCACGTCTCGTTGCCGAGTGCGTTCCAGGTGTTTGGCGAAACGCGCTATCGGCGGGTCGCGGCGCTCGAACAGCAGCTCGGCGCGTGGCCGGGGAACCGGCCGCCGCGCGGCACGAGCAAGGCTGCCCTCCAGGCCGAAGCCGACTGGCTAGAGGCATCGATCCTCTTTCAGCGCAAGCTCGACCGCGAAGTAGGCGGCCTCCTGACCGAACTGGAACGCGCGCGAGAGGCGCTAAGGCGGTACGACGAGCCTAAGTAGTAGAGGGGAGCCCTGCCAAGCCCGGTCCCGCCGAGCCACGCCGGGACCGGCCATGCCTCGCCCCGCAGCGCGCAGGCTAGCCTTCGCACCAGCGGCATGTCCACACCCGACTCCGCACTATGCGAAGAAAACATGGAGGCGATACGTGACCGTCAGCCGCCTTCGAGAGCAGAGGACGCAAGAGCCGGTCGAGGAGCGCTCCAGCATCGGCGGGTCGTGGAGCAACGGGTACAACTACACCGACTTCAGCGCAGTTCCACCGCCAGGTTTGACCGCGATGAGCCGCGCCGGGGTTCTAGTTACACCTAGCACCTTGCTCCAACTTGATGTTGTCTTCACCTCGCTGCGCCTCATCACCACGGCGATCCTGCGCACCGGAAACCTGCGGGCCTACGAAGAGAAGCTGTCCAGCGAAAACATCCCCTACCGCAAGTACCTGAAGAAGCAGCCGAGCCTGTTGACCAGCACCTTCCTCGGCGCGAACGGGAAGGTCTACCAGTACGACGGCCGGCGCAAAACCCTGATGAGCATGGCGCTGTTCGGCGAGTCGTTCTGGTACATCCTCGTGCGCTCCAAGCCGGCCGCGTACGCGTCGGCGGTCGAGGTGCTGCACCCGGCCTTCATGGAAGTCAAGGTCGCATCGCCCCAGGATGTGGCCGCGAGGCGGGCGAGCAACGTCGGCGAATCGATGTACATCTACGGCGCGGCGAACGACAAGAAACTGCTCGACCCCGGCGACGTGGTGCACATCCCGTTCATGTCGATGCCCCAGGCGAGGCGCGGGCTCTCGACGACGGAGTACGCAGGCATCAGCGCGGCGCTCGCGCTGGCCGCCTACGAGTTCGGCTCGACGTGGTTTAGCCAGGGCGCCGCGCCCTCATGGCTGCTGACGACCGACCAGAAGCTCGGGCAGGCCGAGGTCGAACGGATCGCCGACAAGTTCCTCGTCAACAACTCGGGCCTCGGCAACGCACATCACCCGCTCGTGCTCGACTCGGGCATCAAACCCGAGAAGGCGCTGTCCACCCCCGACGAGGCCCAGTACCTGCAGACCCTCCAATACGCCCGGAGCGTGGTCGCGGCATGGTTCGGCACTGACGAGCTGATCCCCGATGCTCTGCTGCGCCAGACGCCCGCGCCCGCCCACACCGCACAGGAGAAAATGCAGCGCTTCACGACCCTCACCTTGAGCGGCTACACGACCCCACTCGAAGAGGTCCACTCCGACCTGCTGCCCGGCGAAGTCAAAGCAGCCGTCGAGGAGCACAAGCTGCTCACGCCTGACCCACAGTTCTTGGCGCAGGAGATCGAAACGCTCCGCGGGAGCCAGGTCGCGACCCCCAACCAGATCCGGGTGCGCAAGATGGGCTGGCCGCCCAGTAGTGATCCGGCAGGCGACGAACTCGTCTTGCCGTTGGCCTCAAATGTAGCCCCGGGGCAGACAGGCGCAGGCGGGAAGGCAAGCGCTCCGGACCCCGAAGATGAAGGCGATGAACTAAAATCCAGCGATAAGTGACCCCGCGCGATGTCGCTCGCCGGGGTCGTGGCCTACACGATTGGAGCGTGCAGACATGGCGGAAGGTATACAACGGCGAGGCAGACCTTCTGTCGTCTTTCCCGGTGACCGCTACACGCGCCTGGTAGTCCTCCGCGAGGACGGTCGCACTCGTTTCGGGCAGCGGACCTACCACTGCCGTTGCGACTGCGGCAACGAGGTCGCAGGCATCGCGAGCGCGAACCTGCGCTCAGGCAACACCACGAGCTGCGGCTGCCGGCGCATCGAACAGATAGTCGAAGTTGGCGAAGCCCATCGGACGCACGGGCACAGCCGCAACACAGGGAGTCGCACCTTTCGCTCATGGAGTTCGATGCAGAGCCGATGTCGCAACCCGAACGACTCGAGCTATCACCGCTACGGCGGCCGTGGGATCACGGTCTGCGAGCGGTGGCGCGGACCCCAAGGCTTCGAGAACTTCCTTGCCGACCTTGGCGAACGGCCCGCCGGACGCAACCTCGACCGCATCGACAACGACGGCGACTACGAGCCCGGCAACTGCAGGTGGGCGACGCCTTCCGAGCAGGCGCACAACCGTCAGCGCTACGCAGGCCGGATGGACCGATACCGACAAGCGCTAGAAGCCATCGCCGACCGCGGCGATGCTACGGCCGCCGAGATAGCACGGGAGGCACTGAGTGGCACTGCCAGCACATCGCTTCCTTCATCGGGTCGAGGATCGTAAGAAGACCGGCAACGACGTAGACGGCCCCCCTTTTACGGTGGCGTTCGACTTCGACGAGACGATCACGAACGCGCCGCAGCAGCTCGCCCGGATCGCCACGGGCCTCAAGACCCAGGGCGACACGATCATCGTGCTGACCGGCAGCGAACTGCCGGCAAAGGAACTCGAAGGCCGCTTGGAAGGCTACGGCTTCCCGTTCGACGCCCTCGTGCAGTACGACGACTCGGGCTCCAACGGAGTCGCCCGCGCGGAGCACTTGAAGGCACTCGGCGCATGGTGCGCGTTCGATAACCGCATCGACCGCTGCTACCTGTACGCCAAGATCTGCCCGACCCTGTACCTCATCACCAAGCCGACGACCGAAGAGAAGGAAGCCGCCGCCGGCACTAAGAAGCAGGCCGCGCAGGACGCCAAGCAGGCGGCGAAGAAAGCGAACCAGTCGTGACGACCCCGGAGGTCATAGTGGACACTGAATGGGAGACGGTTCGCGTTCCGCCGGGAACCAAGGTCGTCTTTGTCGCCGACCAGTTGATTGAGCGCCTTCGCGTCGAGCGGGGTGCGGATGGCTGGAGCCCCGCGAGCACAGTTCAGGTCAGCATCCCTCCCGCAGATGGCCTTGTGATCGAACCGCAGTTCCGTTACGTCGAGACCCCAGGAGGTCAACATGGACAGCTATGAGGACCGTCTGGCGAGCGTCGAGGCCGAGTGGCGCGCGAAGTACAACGCCGAAGAACTGAAGGCGATGGCGGGCAAAGAGGCGATGGCGGATGAAAGCTACCCGATCGCCGACCAGGACGATCTGGAAAAAGCGATCAAGGCCGTCGGGCGCGGGAACGCCGACCACGACACGATCCGCAAGCACATCATGGCGCGCGCGAAGGCGCTGAAACTGTCGAGCCTCGTACCGGACAACTGGAACGCCGACGGGAGCCTGTCCGAAGAAAAGGACGCCGACGCCGACGCCGAGACGCGCGCCCAGTGCCCGACGTGCAAGGGCTCCGGCACGATCATGGACGGCAACCGCGAATGCCCCAAGTGCCACGGCTCGGGTAAGGCGCCCGAACAGGAACAGAAGGCAGCCGAAGCGTGGGACGCCGAGCACCGGAGCGGGCCGAGTCACGCGCAGTTGGCGAGCGCCATCTCGAGCGCGATCCGCGACCTGCCGGACGCGGGCAAGCTGAGCGCCTATCTCTGCGACTTCGACGACGACACGGCGATCTACGAATCGGGCGGGAGGACCTTCCAGGTGCCCTACACGGAAAAGGGCGACGGGAGCGTCAAGCTCGGCGACCCGCAGGAGGTCCAGCTGCACACCGAATACAAGCCGGTCGAAGCCAAGTCCGCCGACACGCAGGCAGAGGAACGGGCCGTGCGTCGGCGCAAGGAGCGCCGGCGCGCCGTGCCGCTCGGCAACGAGTTCCGTTTTCGTCCACTGGCCGACGCCGGCATCGAGGTCCGCGAGCAGAAGGACACCAACGAACTGATCGTGACGGGCAAGCCGATCAAGTACGGCGTGCCCTACGTCGTACGAGACGCGTTCGGCGAGTTCGAGGAGACGATGCACAGCGGGTGCGTCACGCCGATCCTCGATCGAGTCGACTGCCGCTTCCTCGTCAACCACGAAGGCATCCCGATGGCGCGCGTCAAATCCGAACGGAGCGCCCGCAACACGATGCGGCTGTGGGACGAGCCCGACGCGCTCAACTTCGAGGCGCGGCTCGACGCGCGACAGCAGATCGCCAACGACTTCGCGATCGCCCTCGAACGTGGGGACATCGACGAAATGTCCGTCGGCATGAGGGTCGGCCGCGACAAGTGGGGCGTCGCAGGCGACATGGAAACGCGCGACATCTTCGGGCTCGACGATCTTCTCGACGTCAGCGGCGTTACCTACGCCTGCTCGCCGACAACCTCGATCGAGGTGGCGAAGCGCATGGCGCTCGAGATGCCCGTCGAGTCGCGCGCCCGCCTGCGCCGCTTCGAGGTCGACCTGCGCGCCGGGCGCATGTCTGCGGAGGAATTGGCGGACATCCTGGCGATCCTCCAGGGCCACGAGGAGCGCGCCGGCAAGGTGCTGTCCAAGGCCCACCAGGGCCAGCTCGTCGAGGCCGCGAAGTCGATCCACGGCGTCCTCGAAGCGGCCGGCTATGACCCGGCCGAGTTGATCGCCGACGATGGCCCCACCGAGCCCGAGTCAGAGGAAACGGCTCTCGCCCAGGACGGCACCCGCTCCGAAGACGGCGAGCCGATCCGCTCTCAGAGTGCCGCGACCTTGCGCTTGCAGCTGGAGGCGCGCTCCAAGAAACGCAACCGGCGGAAGATCGCCGCCTGATCTCGCTCGGGAGATCGAACGCGGCGAAGGGCGCTGAGCAGGGAGCACGGCACGCCTCACGAACCCACAGGAGGACGATGGACCATCTACTCATCGTGTCGGGTTACAGCGTGCCGTTCGTGCAGGCCCCAAGAAACCGGCAATAACCCCCTGACGGGAAACCGGCAATAACTCCCCTGGGGGTTGTGTCCGGTTTCGCCAAGCGCGGCGGCGCTTTAGTTCGGTCCCAATGCGGATCGAGGCGAATCGCCCGCACGTTCTGACGCGCCCCGCGCGGCATCGTAGAAAAGAGCAACGGCCGGAGATGGTGGACTATCACGCGGAGGCCGGGGATACAGGGCGCTGTCTGAAGGCTGGGGCGCACCCGGCCCATTGAACGTGCTCAGGTTCTACCTACGTCACCGACGCGATTGGGAAACGCGCTCTATGTGCATTCATGGCGAGCAACGGCAGCAGCCTCCCATAGCTCCTTGAGGACGCGCTTCCCGAGATGCCGGAGCGCGATCGAGTTGACGTGCCCAGGGCTGTAGGGGTCGCCAGCGTCGGCGTAGCGATCACCGATCTTGCACTTCGCGAACACGACCTTGGCGGGACCGGCAGCGACGTAGCCGCCGGAGCACGGACCCGCGTGCGCGCGCTCGCGGTAGCGGACCTTCTCCGAGAGGTAGAACTCGCCGAGCGGCGCGAGCCCGATGCGGTCCTCGCCATCTTTGCGGACCTGGGCCTTGACGACGGCCCCGCTGATGACGTGGACCAGCATCTTGCAGCGCGGGTTGCCGAGACGAAAGGCGTCCTGTTGGCTCATCCCCTTGGTACGCCGCAGCGCTTCGCCATGGCCGCAGTACTGCCATAGCTGAGAGACCATCCGCTCGAACGGCTCGCCGTCCTGCACGGCGCGCTTCGGGTTCTCGTCGTCGCCGTGCTCACCGTCGATGCTTTCCGCCCAGAACTTCGGCTCGGCCATGCGTGGGTGCCCGAGATGCCCGAGCAGCCGGGCGAGCAGGTGCGGCCCGACGCCGAGCGTGCTCTGCTGCCATTCGACGACGCCACTGGGCGCGACCTGCTTGTAGAGCGCCACCAGGCGCTTGCTCAGTAGATCCTCGGTCTGCCGTAGGTTCGCGATTACGGGGTTGTAGTCCACGGCGCCGACCGTTGCCGAGCGCACGCGGTTCTCCTGAGAGATACGGGTCTTCTGTACGTCCTCGAACATCTCGGCGGCCGTGCGTAGGTCAAGGTAGTCGGGCATTGGTGGGGTCCTTTCTGCTGGGCGAGTGGCCTCTGGGTATCGCGGAGGGTTTGGCCTCAAGGGGGGGTTGGGCGAGCCATCTTTGGGTATCGAAAGCGTGATGGCCTCAAGGGTTGGGCGCGAGATAGGTGGGTATCGGTGCTCTAGTGGCCTCAAGGGGTTTGGGCGGTGTGGGGGTGGGTATCGCGAAAGGAATGGCCTCAAGGAGTCGGGCGGTCAGGTGTTGGGTATCTCGCGTGCGCTCTGGCCTCAGCGCGCCAGGTACTGGTCCACCGTCCTAGCTTTCGCTTTCACAAGCTCGCCGAGCATCGCCTCAAGGAACGCCACGGTCCCTTGGTCGCGGTCGATCCCTCTTTGCAGCGCCGCGACGCGCGCTTTCCATTCATCGAGCGTGACGATGCCCGCCCGAACGCGGTCTGTGCAGCCGGGGATCGCGACGTACTCGTTCGCGTAGTCGCTCAAGACTGATCGCCATTCTGTGGCTTTGGCCTTGCGCTGGGCGAGTGCCGCACTCGGCCGGAAGGACTCGCTCATCTTGTGCTCAAGCGCAAGCGAGGGCCTCCGTCGGATCGTGTTGGTGTATTGCGTGACCGCCGGGAGCAGCGACAGCAGCACCTCACTCGGCGACTCTTCGAGGGCCTCCAGGACCAGCAGGGCGATCCCTCGGTCTGAGTACTCCGGGCGCTCGGCGCTGATGCGCTGGATTACGGCATTGAGCGTCTCGATAGCTGCGTCGGAACCGGGCGCTACGGCAACAGCCATAGAAACCTCCTAGTCGAGTGATCCGTGGGTATCGCAAGGCGAATTGGACCTGCATCCCGAAGCTACCACCGAACCCAAACACGCAGCCCAGCCCATCTCGCACTTTCCGGGCTTTCGCCCCCCCTCCCCTTACCGCCTGACGACGCGGCGGCCCCAAGCGTCGAACACGCAGTACCGCCGCGCCGCCCGTCCGGGAACCGAGTACCGGGGCGCGCGTGGGTCAGGGAAACCGTGGGCCAGTCAAACCCACACGAAAGGACCAGCACATGAGCGCTCTAGCAGAGCTCGTGGAGAACGCCGAGGCCGCCCAGCAACGCCGTGACGAGTTGGTCACGCGCCGCGACGGGTCGGAAGCGGAGTTCCGCAAGATTGTCGAGGCCATCGAGGGCGAGAGCCGCGAGCCCGACGAGAAGGAGACAGCTCGCTGTGAGGAGCTGCGCACCGAGATCGACAGTGCGGACAAGGATCTCAAGCCGATCCGCAAGGAAGTGAAGACGATCCGCAGGCGGATCAAGGAAGAGGAGCAGCGGGCGAAGGACAAAGAGAAGATCGCAGAGGCGCGCGAGCGCATTCAGTCGGTCGACTCGATCGCCGACGTGACGGTCACCCAGGGCGACCGTCCGGTCTACGGTGTGGCGCCCGACGGTGAGCGCTCACCCCACTCGTTCTACATGGACATGGCACTCCGCTGCAAATCGCTATTCATCGGGGACTTCGACCATGGAGCCTCGAAACGTCTGACGCAGTGGTCTCACCAGGTCGAGAAGGAGTACGCTGAGCGCTCGGCGTTCGGGCGGTTCGCGGAGAAGCAGATCCGCGAAACGATCCGCGGCGAGGACCAGGCGGCCACAGCAGAACGGATGAAGGAGTTCGAGGCGCGTGGCCGTATGGCGCTGGAGGACAAGCCCGAGCTGCGTGCAACCGCGATCGGCACCGACGGAGGCGCGTCGGCCACGGCACCGGGTGAAGGCTCGGCGTTCGTGACCCCCGTGTTCGAGGTTGGAAAGTACGCACCGTATCGTGAATTCGGGAGAAGTTTCGCTGACGCATGCCAGAAAGAACAGCTCCCACCGTATGGGATGTACGTCACTAACTAGGCGGTCTCATAGGGCGACCTATGAGTTATCACTCCACCGTATCGGTGAACCCCGCCAACAAAGGGGAATACCGAGGAAACCGTTACCGCGGGTTCCGTAGAGACTGAACGTGGAGCGCACTCCGATAGGACCGACCGGCCGGTATTAGCCGCGCGGGACTGGAGTCGAAGTTACAGTCCGGTCTGCATCGATGGCAAAGATGCAGAGCTGAGCAGAAATGACTCAGCCCAAGCCTTCGGGCTTGTGTAACAGCTTGCTACATCCCACACGTCACTGGCGGCGCCGAAGTGACAGCGACCACGGAGTCTTCGGGCTCCACCACGATCGCCGATCTGGCACCGACCGCAGGCTACCTCTCGGGGTCGTTGAAAACGCTCTCTGGGCAGGTCGTCGTTTCACAGCAGCTCCTTGATCGCGCTGGCCCTAGCTTCGCGTTCGACAAACTGATCTTCGATCAGTTGATGAGGAACTACGCGTTGAACTTCGACGTGTACTGTCTCGAAATCGCACTCGCGTCGGCCGGGGTGCTGAACTACAAAGGCAACGCCGGCAAATTTGAACTCACCAAGAAAGAAGCAGCCGGTGGGTTCTATGGCCAGGTCGCCAAGGCGAAGGCGGAAATCCGCACGACAGCGGGCACCGTCCTGAACCCGACGCACCTGTTCGTGCGTCCGACCCGCTGGGAGTTCATGTCGGCGTTCGCCGACACGACAGGCCGGTCGCTGGTCGTGCCGACCTACGCCGGGCCGTTCAACGCGGCCGGTGCTGGTTCAGCATCGGGTGACGAGGGCATCGAGGGAGCCACGGGTTACAAATTCGCTGGCCTCCCGGTGTTCACCGATGAGAACATCCCCGACCAGGGCACGACGACCAACGATCAGGCGGTCGTCGGGTGCTTGGACGAGGTGTGGGTGTTCGAGGGAGCGATAACTCCTCGGACGATCCCACAGACGAAAGCGAATACGTTGCAGGTTGGAGAACTGGCCGTCGTCTAGAGCGATCTAGGCGAGAATCACTCCACCGTATCGGTGAACCCCGCCATCCAAGGGGAATACCGAGGAAACCGTTACCGCGGGTTCCGTAGAGACTGAACGTGGAGCGCACTCCGATAGGACCGACCGGCCGGTATTAGCCGCGCGGGACTGGAGTCGAAGTTACAGTCCGGTCTGCATCGATGGCAAAGATGCAGAGCTAGGCAGAAATGACCTAGCCCCGAGTGATCGGGTAACAAGGCGCATATTGCAGCAGTATTCGTATGCCACCGCGATCAAGCGCTACGCCGAAGGCGTGCAGACGATCAACGGTGAAGGAATGAAAGCGGTTACCTACGAATAAGGTGACCAGGCAGCGAAGCAATAGCTTCCTGCTGTAGGCGGAACCATAGAGGCCCGGAGCGCGCAAAACGCTCCGGGCCGTGGTCAGACCTACACAGGAGGTCCAACATGGACAAGGTAGCTTGCAGGGTCCCCGGATGCCCCACGGGCGCCTACTGCCGGGCGCTCTGCAGGGCACACTACGCCCAGCAGGAACGCGGCGAGGTGCTGCACCCGACGAAGGCGATGCTTCCGGCGGGCTGCCGCGTGTGCGGCGAGCCGGTGTATCGCAAGAAGCTCCAGCTCTGCAAATCGCACTACTTCAAACATCGCCACGGTACGCTGGACGCGCCGATCGCGCGTCGCTGTCTCAACTGCGGCGAGGACTTCACGCCTCCGGCGCCGCAACGCAGAGAACTGCTCGAAGGACTGCGCCATCGAAACGGCGCGACTCCGGCGCGAGTACGGGATCACCGGCCTGGCGGTCAACGCCATGCTCGCGGCGCAGGATCACAAGTGCGCGATCTGCGGCGACCCGATCATCCGCGGCAGGCGCGGCGCTGGGATTGGACAGCACGGCCTACACATCGACCACTGCCACAACGGCGGCGGCGTGCGCGGCCTGCTCTGCGAGCACTGCGACCGGGGGCTCGGCCAATTCAAGGACAGCCCGGAGATCCTCGACGCCGCAGCGAAGTACCTCAGACTTTCACGCTGACGACGCGCGTCAAGACGTCGGACCTATTTCCATTGGAGGACCGATGTCGGACATCTTCACGCCCGAGCAGCAGAAAGAGGTGGACCGGATCGTCGGCGAGCGCCTCGCGCGCGACCGGCAGACCCGAGTCACCCACGAGCCGAGAACCTACGGCTTGCACTCGCAGCACTCGTTCTACGGCGACTGTGTCCGGCGCCGGAACGCCGACATGCCCGGCCACCAGGCGGCCGTCCAGCGGCTCGCGCGCTATGGCCGCGAGCTGGGCTACGAGATTGACCAGCGCTCCCGCGAGGGCCTGCGCGCGGAACGGGTCATCCGCGCCCGCGACCGCACGGGGGATGTGTCTGAGCACGAACAGCGCTCCGCCAACGTGCTGGCGGAGCTGCGTGGATTCGGCACAGACGGCGGCATCAGCGCGGCGGCGGCCGGCGAAGCGGCGTCGTTCGTCTCGCCGGCAGTGCTGCTCGCCGAGTGGACGCCGTTTCGCGGGGCGCAGCGAGTGTTCGCCGACGCATGCCGGTCTCTGCCGCTCCCGGCGTTCGGCATGAAACTGTACGTGCCCTACGTCAGCGGCACGGATGCGGTGGGCGAACAGACCGAGGGCGGCGCGGTGGCGGAAACCGAGCCGACGACAGCACTCGAAGCCTCGCCGACGGTCGGCACCGTAACCGGGCAGATCACGACGAGCATGCAGCTACATGATCGTGGCGGAGCCGGCGGGGGCAGCGTCGACGCGATCCTCGGCAGTCAGCTACACGAGCAACTCGACGAAGCGATCGACAAGTACGCACTGAACCAGGCGCTCAAAACAGGCACGGCGATCGCCGGCAACTCAGGTGCCTACTCGAACGAAAAGTTCCTGGAAGATGTCGCGAAGGCACGAAGGGAAGTCGCCGATATCGCCGGGACGCGGCTGCGGGCGACGCATATCTTCTCTTCAACCGACTTCTACGGCTACTACACCCGGCAGTTCGACGAACAGAAACGGCCGTTCATGACGCCGAACTTCGTGCCGGGGTTCCCGGTCTCGACCGGGGCGGACGACTTCGGCTCCGGCGACGCGCCGGCGTGGTCGCGCTTTCTGGGCACCATGATGCCCGGTGGCCTCGTGTGGATGGCCGACGATTCAATACCGCTCGTCGGGACCACGACCGGCATTCAGATTCTCGTGTCGGCACCCGCGACAGCGATCATCCTGTTCGAGGACGATCCCGTGTTGACCACGTTCGTGGAAACGAAAGCTGACACGCTGCGCGTGATCCTCAACCTGCGCTGCTACGTGGCCACGGCTACGCGCCAATCCGCGGGCACGTCGGTGCTCACCGGGGCGGCATACACCACGGCCAAGGTCTAGCAGCGTGACCTATCATCGTTGGAAATGATCGTCCGCTGCGAGAGCTGCTGCCGCGTCTACGACGACGCCGAGGCGAACACCCGATGCCCGCACTACCCGATCGGCACGAGCGCCGCGACGTTCTGCAAACGGTGCGACCTGTACAAGCCGTGCGCCTGTGCGCCGCGGCCCCTACCACCCGAGCAGATCCCGACGCCGATCGGCATAGGGATCAACGAGGGAGAGGGCAGCGCGCGGGAGGGGCGCAGACTCTACGAGCGAGTGGTCGAGGCGAAGCGGGCCATCGCGGAGCAGCCGGGAACGTTCAAGCCGACGCAGCGAGAGGCCGAAGCCGCCGCGGCGGCCGTAAGCCGACGCGTCGCATGCGAGGCAGAGGGCGCAGACACGCGACCGAACCCGATGCCAGCGGAGCCACCCGAGAACGTCATCGCGTACGGGGATCGCACACCTGGCGAGCATGGGCGACCGCCCCGCACCCGCCGCCGCTTCGTTACCCGTGGCGGCGATCTGGTGGAGGTCGAGTCCGTGGTCAGGGAGACGCGAGGGTAGACTCGATGGGACAGCATTCGAATCGCTACTACGTCATACATCAGCGCCTTCAGAGGCAGTTCCCGAAGGTCGGCCGATGCGAGTACTGCGCAGCCACTGATCGGCGGACCGAGTACGCCAGCGTGGGACACCGGTACTCGCGCTGGCGTCACGACTGGTTCGAGCTTTGCCAGCGTTGTCATCATGCGTTCGATGGCGGCGGTGGAGCGCCGGACTATCAGCGGGCTAAGACCCACTGCCCGCACGGCCATGAGTTCACGCCGGAGAACACGTACATCAGGGCGAGCGATGGCGGCCGCGAGTGTCACACCTGCCGGAAAGCCCGAGCCGCTGCGCGCTACGCTGTTCGGCGTCGTCGCGAGTGACCGTCATCCTCGCCAGCCATCTAGTCGGCCAGCCGCACTTCCGGTCGGAGCGCTTCGAGGTCGTCGGCATCGAGTGCGTGGAGCCCGAGGACTACTGGCGTGGCGTCGAGGCGCACTGGGCCAGCGACGAGACGCTGTGCATCCTCGAGCACGACATGGAGGTCAGCGATGACCTGATCCAGACCTTGCTCGACTGCGACTGCGCCTTCGGGACCTGGGCCTACTGGCTGGGGATCCCCTCCGGCGGCCCGCACTGGGCGCACCGAACAGGCAAAAAGCCCCCATGTGGTGGAGTGTGGATCGAGACAGGCGACGAGTGGGCCGACTACGGCGGGATCGGGTTCTGCAAGATCACGCCGCAGGCGAGGGTTCGGCCGCTGCCCGAGCAAAGCTGGCAGTTCGTGGACATCGCCGTGTTCCAGGCAGTCGATGAGCGGGTCCACGTACACTGGAAAGATGGACCCGACGGACCAGAAGGTGTCGAGCACCTCCACCGATAGGGAGCGCCCGTTGGATTCGGTGTGGACCGTAGGCGAGGACGTATACGAGCGTCACGAACCCGACTTCATAGCCGCGACATTTGACGATGCGGTCGCGCTCGTCAAGGGCAAGCCGCACTCTCGTGACGAGTGGACCCTCGTGGACGATGGCGAAGACTTCTGGCGGCTCTACAACGGGCCCGAGCAGGACTTCAAGTACACGATGTGGCACATCCGGCGCTTCGATGTCGTTCGCGCCCCTCCCGGGTAAGATGCAAGGAGTGGACTCGACGATCAAGATCGGGCTGGACTCGTCGGACGTGGACGCGCTCATCGAGAAGCTGGAGCGGGCGACGGAGCTTGCGGCCAAGCTCGCAGACATGTGGCCGTTCTTGGAGCATCGCGTGCAGGCGACGGACTACTCGCAGGCTCGGCGCGACTCCGACCGCAAGTTCTTCGCCGAGGCGGCGGCGCCGGAGGGCGCGGTTACGGTCAACATCAATGTGCCCCTGGAATTCGCTACTCGGCCACCTGGTGCCAAGTGGTGCTCCGAGCATGGAGGCTGGCACAATGGGCCAAGCATCCCGGTTCGCTCCAATCGCGGCGCCCACGCGGGCGTCCGCAGCGTCTGCGGAGACTGCATGCTCTCTGGTCGGCTTATGGTCATCGGGAGCGTCGAGCCACTCGGCTAAGTGGACATCGTCGCCTTCTACCACTGCTGGTGCGATGGCGACTGGACAGAGCCGGTCCTAGAGCACGTAGACGCGCTGCTCGACTCGGACTTCACGGCTCCGGTGTATCTCGGGCTCGTCGGCGCGGACCTATGGCGCGGGGCGGCGAAGGATGCCTTCGACCTGCTGAACGAGCAGCCACAGCGCCTACTCGACGTGCGCGTAGCAGTCGAGGCCGATGAGGGCTTCGAGCAGGTCACGCTGAAAGCAGTCCGCGAGTACGCCCAGGAGCATGACGGGGCAGTCCTCTACTGCCACACTAAGGGTGCCCAGGACGTGACGGACTTCCGGGCCAAATGGCGCCGGTCGATGACTCGGCTCGTCGTGCGCGATTGGCGGATCAACCTCAAGCACCTGGCCCGCTTCGACGCGGTGGGCTGCCACTGGCTCACCCGCGAGGTCTACGGTCCCAAAGGCTTCGAGCAGGAGTTCTCCGACGGCACCCCGTTCTTCGGCGGCAACTTCTGGATGGCCCGCTGCGACTACCTGCGCACGTTGCCTGAGCCTTCGACACGATCACGGTTCGATGCTGAGCGGTGGATTGGGCTGGGCCAGCCGACCGTGAAGGACCTGAACAAAGGATGGCCGGCGGCGGAGCTGTTCGTATGAGCTGGCGTAGGAGGTGCGATGCGGGGCCACGAGACTCCCGTCGTTCAGCCCTACACCCGGCTACGCCCCGAGGTAGTCCAGGCACTCACCGGCTGGGATGTGGCGTTCGTCGATGTGTCCGGGAGCGACGAGGCGTACTGGGAGCTACTGGCGGGACTTTGGGCGAAGGGCGCCAGCTTCATCAACGTCGAGCAGGACGTAGTTGTCCGCCCCGACTCTCTCGACGAGCTTGAGCAGTGTCACCACCCATGGTGCTCGTTCCAGGTGCCCTACGTCGGCCGGCTGTATGCGGGGCTCTCGTGCGCGAAGTTCTCGGCCGCGCTGCTCGCCCGATACCCGGACGCGCTCGACACGATCGCCGAGCTGAGCGACGAGGGGCACAACCCTAAGCATTGGTGCCGACTGGATACCTGGCTACAGTCCCATGTTCTGAATCCTGGAGGCGAGACGATGCATGTGCATGGGCCACCGCTGAGGCACATCAGGGACGAGTTCTCGCCATCGGCACCCTGGGCGATCGCGCCGGCGCACGGATGCTGGCGGTGAGCGCGCATCCGCTCATTGAGCGCGAGCGCGCGCAAGACTGGGCGCTGACGCAGGCACACGAGTGCTTCATCAGAGACGAGATGACAGTCGTCGAACTGGAGACGGCCATCGAGCGCATCTTCGCTGGCGTGCGGAACTGGTGGGAGGGCCTTGGCCCTTGGAGGCCAGCGTGAAGCTCGGCAGGCCCACGGCACAGGAGAAGCACCAGCAGGAAGCGCTGCGCCAGTTCCAGGACGCCGTGCGCCAGCACACGCAAGCCTCAGACGTCTTCGACCGCGCCCAGGCTACGAAGGAGAAGACGGAGGCGAATTTGCGCACGGCACGGCTCGCGCTGCGGCGCGTGTCGGAAGGCTCGATCTGATGAGACGGGTGGCAGCATTGATCCGCTGGCGCTGCGGGCGGCGACAGCGAGAGCGCGAACGACAGCAACGCTGCCTGGACTTCATCGTGCAGGCCATGAAGGAGCTCTCGTCTGAGGGCCGTGAAGAGCTTGCCTGGATGATCCGGTGCGGGATGCCGCCTTGGCATTCGCTCTGACCGTCACCACGGACGGCCGCGGCGATTATCTGCTCCAGGCCATCGACAGCCTGCGCGTCTCGCTGGACCCGTGGCCCGAGTGGCGCGTCGTGGTCGATGACTCGGGCGACTCGGCCTACGGCATCATGCTGCATCGGCGCTACGAACCGGACTTCACGATCTGTCCGCACTCGTCGCGTCGCGGGCTCGCTGCCGCCGTCCGCTTGGCCTGGACGCTGGCACTCGCAACCCCCGCTCGCTACGTCTTCCACGCCGAGGACGACTTCATCTACCGCGAGCCCGTGGACCTCGCAGGCATGGCCCGACTGCTCGACGAGAACCCGCATCTAGCCCAGGTGGTGCTCAAGCGCCAGCCATGGGGCGAGCAGGAGATCGCCGCCGGCGGCCAGATCGAGGTCGCCCCAGACGAGTACGTCGACCGCGAGGGGTTCGTCGAACACCGGCGGCTGTTCAGCTTCAACCCGTCGCTCATCCGACGCGAGGCGATCGAGCTGGCATTGGCCGAGCCCGGCGACGGCCTCGAGCGCGGCATCACCGACACGCTGCTCGCGCACGGCTATTCATTCGCCTACTACGGTGCTCGCAACGACGGTCCTCGCTGCGAGCACATCGGCGTCCGTCGATCGGAGGGACACCGATGGTGACGCTGATCGGCACGGGCTCGCACAGCCGCGACATACAGGCGATCGCCGCCCGACGTGGCCAGCAGCTACGGGTAGTCGAGGGCGACGACTTCGACGCCTACTGCAACGATCTGATTCTGGTCGGTATCAATGACCCGCGCACGCGCCGCTTGGTAGCGCAACGCTGGGGCGGCTGGGCGATGCCGTTGATCGACCCGAGCGCTATCTGTGGTCCTTGCGTGGACATCGGCTTCGGCTGCGTCGTCGCGCCGAACGCCGTCCTGCTCCGAGACGTGAGCCTCGACGGACACGTCCACATCAACTACGGCACGACCATGACCCGCTGCTCCGTCGGGGCGTTCACGACGATCGCCCCGGGCGTGACGATTTGCGGCGACGTGGAGATCGGCGAGGCCGTGTTCATCGGCGCGGGCGCCACGATCTGCAACCTGCTGAAGATCGGCGACGGGGCAACGATCGCCGCCGGCGCCGTGGTGATCCATGACGTGCCCGCGGGCGAGACAGTGAGAGGGGTCCCGGCGACATGAAGATCACCAGACGCGGCGTCACCTGGGACGTAGACGAACCCCCGTTCGACCCGCCCTACACCGAAGGCCCAACCCCCGGCTTCTGGAACGAATGGGCAGCCGACAACTGGGAGCGCGACACGCTGGAAGTGATGGCCCGGTTCGTCAAGCCCGGCCAGACGTTCGTGGATCTCGGCGCGTGCATCGGTGCTCTGTCGATGTGGGCCGCGCGCCACGGCGCGAACGTGGTCGCTGTCGAGCCCGACCCCGTCGCCTACGAGTATCTCGTCCGTCACTGCGAGCGCAACGTGCCCGGCAAGGTCCGCTGCGTGCGCGCCGCGGTCGCCGACTACGACGGCACCTGCACGATCTCCAGCCACCCCCAAGGCTGGGCATCCTCGATGTCCTCGGTGCTCCGCTACGCCGACAGCGAGAAAAGCGAGACGGTGCCGTGCTTCACGTTGCAGCGGATCTTCGCCGACTACCAGATCGAGGACTGCTGCCTGGTCAAGATGGACATCGAGGGCATGGAGGCGCTGGTCTTGGAGAGCGTCGCACCGTTCCTGGCCGCCAAGGGCGTCCCGCTGCATCTCTCCACACACGAGCCATTCTGGCCCATCCCTGTTGAGCCGGCGTGGTTCGCTGGCTTCTCGGAGCTGGAGGGTCGGCTCGGGGGTTGGGAGCATGTCGTGGCGGTCCCGTGATACTGGCCCTGATCGGCACCTCGAAGAACGAGGGCGACATCATGGAGTGCTGGCTGCGCCATCATCTCGCCCGGGGCGTCGACCTGATCCTCGTCGCCGACGGCTCGGACCCCGGCGAGGGAACACGCGAGACCCTGATCCGCTTGGCCGACGAGACGGGCTGCGTCTACTGGCAGGATGCGCCCGGCCCGGTCCACCGTCAGCCCGAGCTGATGAACGAGCTTGCGGAGCGCGCGCGGCAGGCCGGCGCCGACTGGGTGCTCGCCTCCGACGTGGACGAGCTCTGGTGCACCACGAACGGCGAGTCCATCGCATCGCTGCTCGCGCTTTGCCCCTACGACACGCTTACAGCGAAACGCTATCTGCACCACAACTGGAACCACCGCCGTGTCGAGCCCGAGCGCCTGGGCAAGATCGCGTTTCGTCCGCGCCCCGACCGGCTGCTGACCAACGGCAACCACGCCGTCAGCGACCTTGGACGCACGACGCTGTCCGAGGTCCTTGAGATCCGCGAGCTGCACTACCGCGGCTTCGAGCACTTCCTGCGGAAGGTCAGCGAACGCAACGCCACGCTAGACCCGGTTGCTCGCGCGCGCGGCGACGGCTCCCACCACACCCGCTTGGAAGGCATGAGCCGCGAGCAGTTGCGCGCAGAGTACGAGGCATGGTTGGCCGTGCCGACCGTGTATGACCCGATCCCGAGCAGGAGCACATGCAGGCCCCGATCACAGTCTTGACCGTCAGTATTCCGGGCCGCGAGGCGCTGCTCGCCGAGAACGTCGCCTCCGTCAACGCCCAGACCATCCCCGTCACAGTCCAACTCGTCTGCTCGCACCCCGTCGGCGACGAGCAAGCCCAGGTTCAGTACGCCCGCGCCAAAAACTCGCTCCTGCCTGCCGTGCAGACGCCCTGGGTCGCGGTGCTCAACGACGACGACTCCTGGCTCCCCCACCACGTCGAGACGGTGCTCCCCCACCTCCACAACGCAGATGTCGTGTACTCCTGGGATGCGGACGGCCACAAGCCCCGCGAGAACTGCAACGACTGGACCATCGAGGCGCTGTGCGAGACGTTCGCCCGCACCAACTTCATCGACGGGAACTGCCTGATCCGTCGCTCGGCGCTCGAAGCTGTCGGCGGATTCCCGACCGACTGGCAAGGACCCGGACCCTGGGATGGCGGGCACTACGCGGGGTCGATCGCGCGTTGGCTGGACTGGCGTACATGGCAGCTGCTGGCTGGCCAGCGGGCGCGATTCAAGTGCGTGCCCGTCGCCACCTGGCGCTATGGCAAGACTCCAGGGCAGATCTGTGGATAGCACGGCCATCCTGATCCCGGCGATGCGCCCGGCGAAGCTCGCCCCGCTAGTCGAGAACATCGAGCAGGCGACCCCCGAGCCGCACACGGTCTACCTGATCGCCACCGGAGAGGTCGCCGACTTCGCGCAGCTCACGGGCGCGCAGGTGATCCGCGACGAGGGCGGCTCATGGGCGAAGCGCATCAACCTCGGCTACCGCCAGACCAGCGAGCCCTTCCTGTTCCTCGGCGCAGAGGACGTGCTGTTCCACTCGGGCTGGCTTTCCGCAGCACTCGCGGTGATGGACGAGGGCGTCGTCGTCGTCAACGACCTGCACAACCCGCATGGCACGATGGCCCTCGTCGCACGCGCCTACGCAGACCTCGGCACGATCGACGGCCCCGGCATT